TGGGAAGTCCTCATCAACAACCACCAGTTCGCCTCACGGCCGGCTGCGATCTAAGGAGAACCTCAAATGGCAATCGGCGGTGTTATCACTACAGGCGCTCATCCGAAACTGCTCTGGCCCGGCGTCCACGCCGTCTGGGGGCAGATGTACGACGAGCACCCGATCGAGTACACGGACCTGTTCGACGTCTTCGATTCCGAGATGGCGTATGAACAGGATGTGCAGGTCACTGGCTTTGGCTTGGCGAACATCAAGCCCGAGGGCGGATCGGTCACCTACGACAGTGAGACCCAGGGACCAATCAGCACCTATACGCACATCGCGTATTCGCTGGGCTTTATCGTAACGTGGGAGGAAATTCGAGACAACCTCTACGAAAAGGTTGCGATGAATCGCGCTCGAGCGAATGCGTTCAGCATTACCCAGACCTTGGAGAACCTGGGCGCAGCGATCTACAACGATGCGTTCACTGGGGCGATCTATCTGAATGCGAACGGTCAGACGCTCATCTCGATAGGAAATCCGAACACGACGGGAGGCTCGTTCTCGAATGGACTGAGCCCGGGGGCGGACCTCTTAGAAGCAAGCCTCGAGGACATCGGCATCCAGGCGATGGGCTTGCAGACCGATCGTGGCCTCTTCATCTCCATCATCCCGATGAGCCTGCATATCCCCCGGCAGGAGTTCTACAACTCCCACCGGATTCTGAAGAGCGTGCTACAGAGCGGGACTGGGAACAACGACATCAATGCGCTGAAAGCCGTCGGGGCCTTCCCGAAGGGCATTCGGATGAACCATTACTTCTCCTCCCCTCACGCGTGGTTCACCCGCACGAACTGCCCGAACGGGATGCAGATGTTCTGGAGAGATCATCCGAACTTCGACCAAGACAACGACTTCGACACGAAGAATGCGAAGGCGGCGACGTACTTCCGTGTCTCCTTCGGTAACACGGACCCGAGGTGCTTGTTGGGAAGCAATGGACCTTAACGTTTAAGAGTGTGAGAACGGTTCCCGTTTGGGAACGCAAAAACCACAGGAGATATCATGGCAAACTTCCCAGCCTCTCAGCCTCCTCAGCGCACTCCTTCTGGTGCCACGACGGACCCCCCTTGGGGTCCGCTCGCGGACAGCGGGATGGGGAATCCCTTCTTCTACCACCAGTTCCAGGACGACTTCGATAACGCTCTGGGCGTGGCGGGCCTTTATACAACGACCTCCTCCGGTGGTGGAACGGTAGTCCATACCGGAGGAGATGGAGGCCTCGCCCTGTTTACGACGGGCGCTGCAGCAGGCAATTTCGAATCGATACAGCTCCCTGCTGGCTCTTTCACCCTCCCTGGCACAGGGGCGACCCCACCGGCGAGCTCGTTGAGCGCGAAGAAGTTATTCTATCTCGCTCGGCTCCAGCTCGCGAACGTCACCACCGAGGCGTTTATCGCAGGGATGGTTGCCATCACCGCCACCCCCTTCACCGGCGGCGCACAGTCCGTAATCGACGGACTGTTCTTCTACAAAGCCGCTGGTGGTACGGCGGTGCAGGTTCTGAACATCGCCTCCGCAGGCAATTCTCCCTCCGGGAGTGGCTTCACCAACACCTTCACCATCCCCGCTGCGTCGTACGCTCTGGCAAACAACGTTCCCTTCGATGTAGCCTACTACATCGACAGGAATCAGAATCTGAAGATGTACATCGGCGCGCAGCTCGTGGGCTGGATCCCGCAGAGTGGGACGGGCGCGGTGAATGCTGCCGGCGTTCCTACCCTGCCAGTCCTCGGCCCTCAGCTCGTGAACTACAACTACCTCGCCCAAGGGGTAACTCCGACTGGTGCCTCGTTCGTGAACCCGATCCTCTTCACCACAGCGAACCTCTCCCCAACTCTGGCGGTCTCAAACGGTGCCACGGCAGCTGCGATCACCATGACCTCGGACTTCCACGGTGCACAGAAGGAGAGATAACGTGCTTGTCGATGTAGATGTGCACGATTCCACGAAGAACGTGAAGGTTATCGTCAGGGGATTTATCTCCCCTGACGATGATCAAAGCGGGAAGTGTGAGGTTCTACATCTGGATCAGCTTAAAGATAAACCTCGAGGTCTACGGCTCGACAGTATCGTTTGGTTGATCGAGGAGAAAGCTGGCTTACGACTGTACTGGGGAGACGACTTCCTACTCCCTATGGAATCTAGGAACTCGATGAGGTTTGATACACCATTGAGTAGTCCGCAGAAGAACTGGAAGAGGACTATTATGCTTGAAGCAGTGAAGACGGAAAGTGTTTCTAAGGCATTCTTTCTTCTTCTCGACATGGATAAGCAATAATGGCTACTCCCTCCCTCAACACCCCCTTCGCGGTCATCTGCGACGCTTACAACAACGCAGGCTATACGGAGGACGGGCAAGATCCGTCGAGCGAGCAGCTAGCGAAGGGGATGAGGAAGCTCAATAATCTCATGAACCTCCGCCAAGCGGAGGGCCTACGCCTCTGGCTCCAGAGCGACGTGTCTATCGGAGCGGAAGCGGGGTCGCTCGCCCCTCTAGTCCAGGGAGTTAATCTCTACACCTTCGGCACTACCGGCAGCGTAGTGATCTCTAGACCTACTCGAATTATCGAGGGCTATTATCGGGACAGCAATGGAATCGATCGCCCTCTGATCCAGCTCTCCCGAAACGAGTGGGACACGCTCTCCCTGAAAAAGGCGGGTGTCGTAGCGCAGGAGGGAACGATCAATCAGTTCTTCATCGACAAGCAAATCTCGACGATGAACCTCTACCTCTGGCTCTCCCCAGACTCTGTCGCCATACAGGGCAGCGTCCATGTGATTCTCCAGCAGCAGCAGCCGAATGCTGTAAGTCTAATGGACACCCTACAGTTCGGCCCTGAGTGGTTCCTCTATTTCGGCTGGCACCTCGCTCATGAACTCTCCCAGGGGCAACCGCTGGCGGTGCAGAAAAAGTGCGCAATGCACGCGGGGATGTATAAGGATATTATCGACGGCTTCGATGTCGAGGACGCGTCGACGGTCTTCCAGCCCGACACTCGCCAGCAGTATGTGGGGAATAGATTCCGATGAGTGTTCCAGAGGAAGAGGTTGACGTTCCGCAGTCACAGAACGTTGCGCTGCCGAAGCGGTGGCCGATAGTCTCCGACCTCCAAATCCGCTCGTCCGACATCCCGATCGCTTGGGGAGGCCGGATGGCGAACGCCTATGCGGAGTATGATAAGGCTGATAAGGCTTGGTGGGTATACAAGCGGGGTGGTCTCAGCCCTATCCCCTTCTCCACCTCCAGTGGACCTTCCACTGGCCTCGGCTGTTATTGCTATGGTAGTGCAGCTAGCGGCTCTCAGTCCATCTCCGTCTTCGGCACGACAGTCTATGCTACGAGTCTTAATCTAGCGCTGAACGGTTTCACTACCGTCTCCATCGGTACAGTCGATGGCACTGCCCCTTATTTCTTCGAGACCATTAACAGCTCTCCACAGACGGTTGTGCTTGGGAACGGGATAAAGGCATACATCTTCACGCCCTTCGCCAATACTCTAGTCCAAATCACCGACGCTAACTTCCCCACTAACTTTCTCCCCGGTTGGGTCTATCTCGACGGTTTCCTCTACATCATGGACGCTTTGGGGAAGATCTGGGGCACTGCTGGGCAGAACAACGCGGCGGTCTGGAGCGGAACAAACGTTATCTCTGCGAGTGCGAACGCGGACCTCGGCACTGGGCTTGTTAAACAGCTCAACTACGTCATCGCTATTAAACAGTGGACCAGTCAGGTCTTCTATGACGCTGGGAATGCTGTAGGTTCTCCGTTAAGCGTAGTGCCCGACGCGCAGCTTCCTTTCGGCGGGTTCGCTGGTTCCAGCATTCAAGCGATCGATAACACTATCCTCTACTTGACCTCTAACCAAACTATCTCTCCTCAGATAGTGCAGATGGATAATCTAAGTCCTCATATCGTCTCCACTCCTTCCGTTGAGAAGCTGCTTGATAAGGCTTCTTTCACCTCTTTCAACGCCGTGAACTCTCTAGTCAATCCAGGGATTATCGCCTGGATCTGGAAGCACGATGGACATAGATTCTACGGTCTCACAATCGTAGTCCTTAGCCTCACGCTCGTCTATGATATAGACCAAAAGCTTTGGTACCTCTGGACCGACCAGAATGGTAACTATTGGCCTATCTCATCGATAAGCTATTTCCCTCCGAGGATTAACGTCGCTCTCGGTAACCCTATGACTCCTGGTCTACATCTCGCGCAGCATTACTCGAACGGCGCTGTATACATCCTCGACTCAGCTAATATCTACCCAACAGATATAGGTAACATTGTTCCTGTAGATATCTACACTCGGAACTTCGACGCAGAGACTGTCCGTCGGAAGCATCTCAATACTCTCTACCTCGACGGAAGCCTAGGCTAGATAACTGCGGGACTATAGAGAGACGGAGGGCGTATCATATCCGACATCAGTGCGCTACGAATTTCCGCCTGCGGGATATGGATATGTCGCTCGATCTGGGTACGCTATGAGTCTGCAAGGTCCTCCTCCTCGAAACTCCCCCATCACCGGTGATAGTGGGCCGAACATTTTCAGCCGAGTGTGGAGCGGCTGGTTCAGACAGATCTTCGACGCTCTGGGCGGAGGGATTAGCGGGACAGTCGTGCTCACGAAGCTTACTACCGGAGGAGCGAACGGTTCCTTGACCCTCAAAAATGGCGTTGTCACTGCATACACAGCACCAACATGAAAAAGACCTTCTTCATCTATTCCCTCCCACGAAGCGGTAGCGCATGGCTCTCCCTCTTCCTCTCCCAACCCGGAGCGTTTTGCCTCCATGAACCGCTCGCGAATGAAGAGAGTGTGGAGGAACAGCTTGCCCAGCGTCCAGAGGACGTTGTTGGTGCTATCGACACGAGCGCGTATCTCGAGCCGCTTGTCCTCCCGAGCGAGATGAGGACGTATATCCTCTGGCGAGATTGGAACGAGATCGAGGCCTCGAGCCTTCGGATTGGTTTCTCCGTCGACGCGCAGACACAGCAGATGGTCTTCAGGCAGAATCTGAAGATCACTAGTGAGAACACGATCAGGTACAAGGATCTCTCTAACCTTGACTACCTCGAAGTCCTCTGGACCGAGATTGTAGGAACTCCCTTCGATGCGCTCCGTGCAGAGTATCTGCTTGAGATGCAGGTCGAGCGCTCCGTATCCTCGATCGTGAAGAGGTTGAGAAAGTGGCGAAACAACATCTGAGATTGATAGACTGTAGCTTCGATGTCTCTGGGCTGGAGAAACAGCTCTATGATTATCCAGAGGTGTGGAACGAAATCCCTCTTCGTACAAGAGTGTACAAGAACTCTCCGCATAGGGAAATCGATGACGTCTGGGTTAGATATAATCCGCTGAAGAATTTCAGTGGAAACTGGGCTGACTTCAACGGGGATCATCCTGCGGAGTGGTATCCAGTTTGTGAAAAACTCTGGTGGGCTAGAGAGCTTGCACAGAACCTATCAGACCTACAGAACGAGCGAGCGATTGGCGCTGTACTTATCACTCGAGTCCCTCCTGGTAGACAAGTCTACCCTCACGTGGATGGGGGATGGCAGGCTGAGAATCATGATAAGTACGTTATCCAGATCGCTAGCGCGAGGGGGCAGAGCTTTAACTTCGAGGGTGAGAGTCTTGACGCCCGGAAGGGTGAATGCTACTGGTTCGATAACAGCGCTCCGCACTGGGTCCTAAATCCGACGACTGAGGAAAGGATCTCCCTCATCGTCTGCCTGAGGAGAGAGAAATGCCATTAGGTTGGGTTGCAGCAGCGGGGATGGTGGTAAGCGCGGGAGTGAGCGCTTACAATGCGTATCAACAGACAGGAATTGAGGATACTGCCCAGGGCATGGCGCAGACTCAATTCGGAGAACAGCAGCAATATGCTGGGATGCTGAATAATCTGATCTCTAACCCTGGGAGTGTTACCTCTACTCCTGGCTTTCAGTTCCAATTCAACCAGGGCGCCGATGCGGTCTCTAGAGAAATGGGAGCGAGCGGCATGCTCGGGAGCGGGAATGAGGCGATAGCTCTTACTCAGTACGGGCAGGGCTTCGCCTCTAGCGCTCTGACCCAACAGGAACAGCTCCTAGCAAGCCTCTCCGGCCTTCAGACAACGAGTGCTAACTCGAACCTCTTAGGCACTTCTAGCCAAGCCGGCTCCGCCGCGTTCAACCAGACTGGACAGCTCCTCGCTTCCCTCGGTTACATGAGCGGGCAATACGGAGGAGGTGCGTCAGGGACGCCGAACTACGCCTCGGATGCTGGGAGTGGCGGCGGCGGACAGGTGATTTCCGCCGGCGGTGGATATAACTTTACGTGGTGAGGTGATCTGTGAGTGAACTATGGGGTTTCGCCTCCGGCGT